ACCATCGTCAATGATGATCTGGACATGGTCAGCCGCATCCCGATGGCGATCGGCGCCGAAGCCGCCCAAACCGAATCCGACATCGTGTACGGCATCCTGCTCGATAACGCAGCCATGGCTGACGGCACTGCGCTGTTCCATGCCGATCACGGCAACCTCGCCGGCGCCGGCGCGGCAATCACCGACATTACCCTGGGTGCCGGCCGCGCCGCGATGCGCAAGCAGACTGCGCCGCAAGGCCGCACCCTTAATCTGGCTCCATCGATCCTGCTGGTCGGGCCGGATACCGAGATGGCTGCGAACAAGTACACGTCGGCCAGCTTCGTCGCAACCAAGGGTGCGGATGTCAACCCGAACTTCAACACGTCGCTTGAGGTCGTCGTCGAGTCTCGCATTGTCGGCACGCCGTGGTTCCTGATGGCGCAGCCCGGCCTGATCGACACGGTGGAGTACGCCTACCTTGAAGGAGAGCAGGGTCTGTTCACTGAGCAGCGTCAAGGCTTCGAGGTCGACGGACTGGAGATCAAGGCGCGGACGGTACTGGGTGCCAAAGCAATCGACCATCGCGGCATGTACAAAAACGCCGGTGCCTGATCCATAGCGTGCTGAACGCCGGCCCGCGCAGCAGCGGGCCGCTTTTCTGAATCGTTTCCGCATCTCATTTCAAAGGAACTGCAATGAAAAATTACGTCCAAGACGACGACAACATCAAGGTTGCCGCACCGCGCGCGGTCAATGCCGGCGACGGCGTGCTGGTCGGCAGCCTGTTCGGCCTCGCCATCGACAGTGCCGCCAACGGCGCCGACGTCGTGCTCTGTACCGAAGGCGTGTTCGACATCACTGCGCTGGCCACCGATACCGGCACCGTCGGCACCAAGGTCTACTGGGACGATACCAATCACTATGTGACGGTAACCGCCACCAGCAACCATTTCATCGGTGTGCTGACTGCGGCAAAAGCGAACGGCGACGCGACCGCCCGTGTGCGCCTGTCCGATCCCTCGGCGTAATGCCGCAACTGCTGCCGGGGCGACCCGGCAGCATCGAATGGAAACATCATGTCCTGGTCCGAAGACGTTTTCTTTCCGGCTTTTGCTGACGCCGGCATGCTGGTTGATGCAAGCTATCAGCCATCATCCGGCCCGGCCGTGCCAGGCATACAGGTCGGATTCGTTCAGCCCGATGCGCTCATGCTCGGCGACATGGTCCAGTCCACTGAGTACGCAATCGAGTACCAGACGGCCGACATGCCCGCCCTCAAGATGGGCGAAACGATCGCCATCGGCGTCGACACCTACAAGGTCCGCCGCAATCCCGAAAAGAAAGGCGACGGCGCGTTTTCCCATGTGCTGTTGACGAAGCAATGACAATTCGCAAGCAGATCCTGCAGGCGATGGCCGCAGCCATCATGCCGGCCACCACGCTCGAAGGGCGCGTATTCCGAAGCCGTTCTGCAGCGCTCGCGCGCGGTGAAACTCCGGCCGTTGTGATCCGCCCGGCGGATGAGTCGACCAACATCATGGGCGAAGTAAGCGAGCGTGATTTCGGCGTGCAGATCCTCGTCATGGCACGCGGCGAGATCCCGGACGATATTGCCGACGATGTGATCGCCGAGGTACATGCACTGCTGTGCGTCGATCCGTCGTTCGGCGGCTTGGCCGCGCATCTGTTCGAAGCCGGCAGCACCTGGACCTTCGCTGATACCGATGAGACCGCGTGCGAGCTGGATGTGCGCTACCGCGTGCGCCTCTACACGCCCGAAGACAGCCTGAGCAACATTCTGCAGTAAAACAAAAACCGTTTCACCGACCCTGTTGCCCGCCGCGTGCGGGCTTTTTTACATCGAAAGGACGCACGTCATGAATCCCAAGGGCAATTATGCATTCCACACCGGCTATCTGTTCGCGATCGCCAGTGCGCTCAATTCCACGCCACGCCGCATCGCGACCCTGCAGGAAACACAGTTCAGCTTCAAGGGTTCGAACAAGGAACTGATGGGCGAAAACACCTTTGCTGAAGCGGTCGGCCGTTCCGATGTGAAGATCACCGGCAGCGCGAAAACCGCGAAGTTTTCCGCCGACGCGTTCAACGACATCTTCTTCAACCAGACTGCAGTGGTCGGCCACAAGAAGATCGCGTATGACGAAGCGGGTGCGATCGCGACCGAAAGCTACACCGCGACCAACGGCGCGAACTTCGTTCAGGACCTTGGCGTGATGGATGTTACGGCTGGCCTTCAACTAAAGCGGGTCGCCTCCGCGCCGGCAACCGGTCAGTACGCGATCAATGAAGCGACAGGTGTCTACACCTTCGCTACCGTCGACGAAGGTCACACCATTACCGTTACCTACGTCTACGCCGACGCGACGGCAGGCAAGACCATCCCGCTCATCAACATGCTCGCCGGCGAAGCGCCGACCTTCCAGGCGCTGTTCTTCAACAAGTTCCAGGGCAAGACGGTCTACCTGAAACTCAATGCCGCCGTCGCTGACAGCCTCGACTTCGGCTTCAAGATGGGCGACTTCGCCATTCCCGGCTTCAGCTTCATGGCGCAAGCGGATGCCAACGGCAACGTCGGCGAGTACAGCCAGTCCGACGCGTAACTAGACACACCACAGCGAGGCCAAGCCGGCATGCCCGCCGGGCCGGGCGCGTGATCGCATGCGCCCGGCAGTACAGACGTCTGCACTGTCACTCCAACTGAAAGCACCGCATGAGCACACCGTTCCCAATCACCATCGGCGATAAGCAATACACCGCATTGCCGCCGTCCTTCGCCTTCCAGAAGGCGCACAAGCCCGAAATGAAGCGCCTTGAAGCCGGCCAGATGGCTGACGATGAATCGCAGGAATACATGGCGTCGGTCATCGTCCATTGCGTCAAGCGCGCCCTGCCGGAGCTTGATGTCGCCGATCTCGAAGATAGGCTTGACTCCGTCGAGATCACGCGCGCATCGGTCGAGATCGGCCGCCAGATCCAAATGCAGACTGCCGCCGTGCTGGGAGTCGATGCGATGGGGGAGAAGAAGGCGGGGTAAGTATCGCCGAGTTCGACTTCGACGGCGCCATTGCGGAAACCTGCGCGTGGCTCAAATGGACATGGTCCGTAGCCGAAGCCGAATTGGACTTGCCCCGCTGGGCGGCACTATGCCGCCAGCGCGATATCTGCCCGCCAGTCGATGCACTGGTTGCCAGTTATTTCGGATGGGAGCGGCCCGTGCGCGAAACCGCGATCAAGATCGACCAGGTCGCCGAAGACGCCGCGTTTGCGGAAACCATGCGCGCATTCGGCAGTACCACGCCTGAAGCCTTCAACGTAGACAGCCTGACAGGACAGCATTGACATGGACGGAAAAATCGTCATCACTGGCGACGCCAGCCAGCTTCGTATCGAAATGCAAAAAGCCGCGGATGCCGTTCGCGGCTTCAGCAGCGAGGCTGGCAGCCAGCTCGGCAAGACCTCTGGCCACCTGGACCATCTGAACCTGTCCACGGTGGCCGCTCGCCGCGAGCTGCTCGTTCTCGCGCACGAGATGTCGCAAGGTAACTGGAAAAACTTCGGCGGCTCGCTGATGGTGCTCGGCGAACGCATGGATGCGATGTCCCTGATCTTCAGTGCCGGCGGCGCTGCAGTCGGCGCGACGGCCGGCATCATGGGCGCTTTCGCGTTGGCGGCAATCCAGGGCACGGAGGAATCCAAGGCCTTCGCCACTGCGATGCAGCTGACGGGGAACTATGCGGGCCTCACGGAAGGCCGCTTCAACGAGATGGCGCGCACCATGGCTGACGGTGCACATACGGGCATCGGCACAGCGCGCCAGGCGCTGCAGGAGATGCTCGCCTCCGGCCGTTTCACGGGTGATATGCTCAACACCGTGGGGCAGACCGCGCTGACGTTCTCGCACATGACAGGTCAGTCTTCCGCAGATGTGGTGAAGGACTTTGCCGCAATGGCCGATGGCGTCGCAAAGTGGGCGGAAGAGCATAACAAGCAGTATCACTTCCTCACCGGCGCGCAATACCAGCATATCGAGACCCTGGAGCGCGAAGGTCAGACGCAGCAGGCGATGCAGGCGACGATGGATGCTTTCAACGATCACCTGCGCACGCAAACGCAGAATGTCGGCTATCTCGAAAGCGCGTGGCAAAAGGCCAAGGACG